TTTCCTTTCAGCGTTGGTCGGCGTAACCCCGCCGTCAGGGTTTGGAATACGGATCGATGATGCGGGCGGGATCAGACGATCGTGAGTGTGCCAGCGTTGTTCCACACCGCGCCGGTCGGCAGGCCCGTCGAACTGGTCGGTGGGATAAACACCCCAGCCATGAGTCTATCGATCACAGGCGGGCGCACCTCGGATGCGGTGTTGATCGCGCCAGATTCCCACTGCGGCAAAGCGATATCCAGCGTGAAGGGGGCGCTCGCCACCGGCAGCGCATAGAACGCCCCGATATAGTCGTCGCCGCCCGATCCAAGCGTCTTGCCCGAGATGGTCGGCACATCGATAACGGCAGACAGCGGCTTCCAGACCGTAGGGACATTCATCGTCGATGTGCCCGCCGTGGTCACGGTCGCAGAGGGGGAACCGCCCGTGCCGAAATTCTGCTGCACGGCACCCGCCAGCACGATCGCCGGAGAGGACTTGAACCATCCCGAGAGACTTGTCCGGCGGCTCGCTTGCGTCCTCACGCTCGCAACCCGCTGGCCGATGTAACAGTACGTGGCGCCGACCAGAGAGGTGACATCAATCCGCATGTAGTAGGGCTGGTTGAACGTCGGCGGCGTCTCGCCTGGGGCGAACGTCTGGCGGGAAACCGACCCGACGAACGTGCCATCCGTCAGCACCACGAACCCGTTGAGTAGCGGGTCGCCCGACGCCGGGTCGGTGATCGTCGTGCCGTAGCCGGCAAGTTGGAAAGTCGCGTTGTAGAACAGGTTGCGGAACTGGCGCTCCAGCACCATCATTCCGCCCTCGGACCAGTACCCTCCCGTTGGGTAATTGCCGGGACCGATCGCCCGATAGCGCAGATATTGAAGATCGAAGCCCGCCGGCAGGCGCTGGCTGTCGAACGTCGTCATGTTGTCGATGGTATTGCCGCCGCCAGGCCCCGCCCCGGTGTCAATGGGAAGCTGCTGGCCTAGGTCGACGTGACCCGTCAGTTCGATATTCTGGGGGAAGACGCCACCCCCCGGCGCATTCACGACCGAGCGGACGTACTTCACCGAGTAGGAGGTGTCATCGCGCGGCTGGCTGCTGGACATCACCAGCCCGTCGAACACACATTGGTCGGTGAATGCGAGCCTTATACCCGTAGCGCCCCCTGCGCCCTTCACCACGAGCAGCGTGTTGTAGAAGTAAACTCGCGTCGTGTCGTAGCCGGGGTTCACTCCGTCCCCCAGATAGCCATCGAGATTGATGCCCGTGGCGGTCGCCGACAGAGAGTAACCCTGGTAAGTGAGGAACGTCAGGCTGACCGTTGAGAGCTGCGAATTGTCGCCGCTCATCGTCGCAGCGTCTTGCGTCGTCAGATCAAGGCCGATGCCGGTGTAATTCGCGCTGATCAGATTGGAGAACAGGCCGTTTCGCCCGCTCTTGATCTGCAAGCATGTGTCGGCCAGCGAATTGGCATCAAGCGCTATGTTGCCCAGATCGCAGCCGGTCGCCGGCCCGCTGATCCTGACCATGGTGCCGCCGGCCGCGCCAATCCATTTAAACTGGGTGCCGGTTAGCCCGAGTGTTCCTGTCTGCCCGACCCGAAGAAAGGGCGACCCCGTTCCAACGAGGCTTACCCCATTTATGGTAGAAATCGCAGAGGCCGACCCATTGCCTATTTCGATCGTGGAGCCGATGGCGTAAGTCTTGGCATCAAACTGAACCCTGCCGCCGCCCCTCGCCGCTACCGCCGCGATCGCCGCTACGATAGCAGCGGAATCGTCGGTTGCCCCGTCACCTACCGCGCCGAAATCCGCCGGGCTATAGCCCTGGTCAGCGACGATGTCGCTGAGCCTCCGGCCTGTGCTGGAGCCCGTGGCGAAGACAACCCCATTTGATTGGTTGCCGGTAGGAGCGCCGCCGCCAGCGGCCAGCGTGGCGCTTTCGTTCCGCCGAGATAGTGCAGCGCTTTCGCGTTCGGCAAGGGTCGTCATCAGGACAAATCAGAACTCTAGGATAATGGCACCCGAGCCGCCGACAGCGCCGGCCGCGTTTGCACCACCACCACCGCCACCACCGCCGTAAGACGGGTTGCTCGACCCGGCTACTCCATCGGCGCCGCCGTTTGACCCAGTGCCGATGCCGCTATTGCCGCCACCGCCTCCACCCGACGTGCCACCGCCCGATGTCGCACCGAATCCGGCTTGAGCTGCGCCATTGCCCGCTGAACCAGCCGTGTTCGCCCCGCCGCCGCCGCCTGACCCACCGATCAGGGTGACCCCCTGAAACGTAGTAGACGCAGAACCAGCGGAACCAGCAGCCCCACCGCTCCCGCCGGTCTGCCCACCGCCCGCGCCGCCTGCTCCGCCCGTACCAGCGGCGCCAGCAGCGCCGCCGGAGCCGCCGACAGCAGTGGGCGGGGTGTTAAGCGCCCCTGAGATGCTAGTCGTACCTCCAGCCCCGCCAGCGCCGGCTATAGCGCCCGCCGTGCCGCCAGCGCCGACCGTCAGCGTTAGCGTAGACCCAGGCGTCACAACCAGCGGGAAGCGCACGATTACCCGCGCGGCGCCGCCGCCTCCGCCACCAGCCGTAGAAGCCGACGCCTGCCCACCGCCGCCGCCGCCTCCGCCGCCGCAGTAGGTCGCCTGTATGCGGGTGACGTTCCCGGGGACATCCCAGGTCTGGGTTGCAGTAATGATTGCGCCATTGCCAAGCCCCACGCCGCTCAGTAATGCGCTTTCGCGTTCAGCAGTCGTGACCATGTCTGGTGTTCCTTAGTCGCTCAACCGAACGGGGTCTGCCCGCCGAGGTCCGCAGGCGGCTGCATGGGCTGGCGCATGCCGGCGATGTCCATGGCCGCGCCGGCCACGTCACGGAAGGCCGCAGCACGGTCGCGCGTGGCGCTCGAATCCACCGTCTCGGCTTCGCGGGCGATCTTGTCCGCCTCGGCGTTGACCTTGCGGGCCTTGCCCTCGGCCTCGACGACCTTGATCTGCATGACCTGCTCGTCAAACGGCTTCGGCTTCGCGGCCTCTTCCATCCGGTCGAGAATCTTCTTCTTCTCGCTGGCCGGCAGATTGCTCGCCATGATCAGCACGTCGGGCGGAACCTGAGCCCCGCTCTGGGCAAGAGCCTGAAGCGTCTCGAAGGTGTCTTGCATGACGTTGAGGGTGTCCGGGCCCTCGTCGAGGATGATATCCACGTCCAGGCTGTCGATGCCGCCCGTGTCCATCGGCTGGCCATCAGGCCCGATGCTGACGAGCTTCGGCTGGCCCGTCATCGGGTCGAGTTGCATGACGTTGAGGCCCATGAACTTGGCCGCGCCCTCGTCGTCCGTCACCCGAATCCAGCGCTCTGCGGACCAGTAACGGCGGATGGCGTTCCAGACCGCGCGGTAGACCCTGATTTTCCAGTCGCGGTTGCTGATGATGCCCGGACCGAGTTCCGCCGTGCCCGCCTGCTGGAGGAGCGCAATCGCACGGCCGGACTTGTTCTCGATCCCCTGCCCGATGAGCGCCGGGTTCGGGCCGAAGTTCTCGATCTCGGTCTTGACCTCGGCAATCGCCTCGTTGATCGAGCGGATGTCCGCCATCGTGCGGGCGTCGTCGAATTCAAACCTCGCATCGGGGTTGACGACGAGCACGCCATCGGCGCGCACCGCCTCTTTCCGAGCCGTGTCCACATCGGAGACGGCGCCGACTTCCATGATGATGCGGCGGGTGTTGATCAGGTGCGCCCGCTTCGACACGAGCATGTTCAGTTCGTCGATGAGCGTCTTGAGAAGGCGAAGGTAGCCGTAGCGGTCCCCGTCGTGGTCGACGTTCACCGAGCCGACGACATAGCGGCTCGTGGTCTTGCCCTTCTCGTCATGGAACGGCGAGGCCATGGACTTGAGTTTCGTGTCGCCGCAGTACCAGCAACACACCCACTCGCCCTTGCGAATGTGCCAGTGCTCGACGAGGAAAATCCGCTTCTCGTTGCTGTCCGTCCACTTCAGCTCGCGGTCGCGCTGCTGCCAGCTTTCGGCGGCCGTGCCCGTGGAGACGAGGCTGTCGATCTCGTCCTCCTGGTCGGGGAACATCTCCTTGGCGACTTCGACGTGAACCCACTTCGCCACGCCCATGAACCGGGCATCCGAGAAATCGTAGCGGAAGCTCCGCGGGTCGTAGAAAAACGTGTCGTTGTCGAGTTCGTTGAGCCCGATGTCCGGGTCACCCTGGTCCCCCTCGATCAGGTCGAGTTCGAGCCCGAAGATGCCGTTGATCGCGCCGTCGCGGGCTTCGTTCGCCGCTAGCGCCGGCCAGTTGTTCGCGTCGAGGACGTAGCGCACGGCGCCCGTTGCCGTCTCCGCGCCTTCCTCGTGCTTCGGCGTGCGGGGATACGCCTTCGGGTCCTGCCGCATCCGCTCGAGGAGGCCGACGACGCCGTTGATCTTGCGGCTCGCCTTGTCGCGGATCGTCGCCGGCTGGCCGCGCCTCTGGAGTTTGGCAAGCTGGTCCTTGGTAAGCTGGTCGCCGTGGTAGTAGTGACGGTGAAGGCGCTGTTCCTCGATCTCGGCGTGCTTGGAGGAGAGGAAATCGGTGTACTGCTTGCGAAGCTCGGTGACGCTGGCGCCCTTGTCCTCTTCGGACGCGGGTCCGCCTCCGCTCGACACGCCACGGCCGGAGTCGCCGTAGCCTGACGGGGAGGATGCGACGCCAACGGCCATCAGAGAACCATCATGTTCGACTGGTCGCGCGGGGCGCGGGGCTTGTAGTCCGTAAACTTCGGCTTCTCGCCAGCCTTCGGCCGCGTGCCGCTCACCATCTTGTCGAGCAGTTGTCCGACGAGGCCTAAGGCGTCCACCTGGTCATCGTGCTTGCCGGCCGGGAAGTGCAGTAGTTCCGACCGAAGCTCCGCCAGCCACGGCGCATTGGCCGGGACGTACAGCCCGTTCATCGCCATGCGGCCACGGATCGACTGAGCGCGGATCGCCTTGTCGCCTCGGGTGGGGAATGCCTCGCGGTGAACGAATGCCTGACGCTCGCGGGAGCGGCGGTCTAGGAGCGGGCCGACGCCCGACGCGATCTGGCCTTTTTCCTCGGCCCAGCCGATGGGCTTCCATTGCTTGACGAGATCAGCAAATGCCTCAACCCAGACATCAGACGACGCTTGCCGGCGCCAGAGGTCCAAAAGATACATTCGGTTGTCAGCGTCGAGCCCGACCACGACGTGCACGGTGTAGTCGCCGCCGTCAGCGGTAACGGCGTAGTCCGACCCGCCATAGACCTGCATCTCCGCTCGCGGGGGAAGGCTCGTGTACGTCTTGAACCAGTCGGCCTTGAAGTAGTCGCCTTCCTCGGGCGCCGGACGCTGCTGGTAGAGCGCGCTCCACGTGCGGGCCGGCGTATCTTTCGCTAGGTCGAGTAGCTGCCCGCCATAGCCATAGGCGTCGTCGGACCAGAGTGGTTCACCGGGCCGGCGTCCCAGCGGGTCGTCGTCTTCAGCCAGGGCCGGAAGGCTGAGCACATGCCAGTCGCCATGTTGGAGGGCGCGGCCGGCCAGGTCATCCTCGTGCCATCGGGTCTGTATGAGAACCTGACGAGCCCCAGGGACAAGGCGCGTTCGAAAGTCGTTGATGTACCAGTCCCACGTCCTGTCACGGATCAACTCCGAGTCCGCGTCCTGCCGGCTCCTCACCGGGTCGTCGATGATGCCGAGCTTGGCGCGGAAGCCCGCGATGCCGGTGTTGACGCCCGCCGCGTAGTATTCCGTCCCGTCGCTGAGAGCCCATCGCCCGGCCGCTTGGCTGTCAGGATCGGGCGTGACGCCAAGGACAAGCCGATGCTCGGCCACGAGGTTGCGAACCCGCCTGCCCCACTTCTCGGCCAGTTCGACCGTGTGCGAGGCTGCAAGCACGTTCCAGCGCTGCTGCATCACCCACGAGGCGAACAGGACGCTGCCGTAGGTGCTCTTGGCACTGCCCGGCGGCATGAAGACCGCGAGGTTCGGGTAGTCGCCCCTCGCGACGGCCTCAAGCGCCTCGATCAACAGGCGGTGATGGGCGGCAGGCTCGAACCCGCAAAGGCGGGCGTATTCAGTGAGGCTTCGCCGCGCTGTTCGTCGGCGTAGCAGCTCGACCGCCGCTTCCACTGGCGATAACGCTTGCGAGTTCGTCATCCGTCATTTCCGTGGCCGCCTTGAAGGCCTTGGCGTCGCCGGTCGAGAACTGTGGGGGCTTGCCGTAGCCGCGGTCGAGAACCGCATTGGCAGCCGCAACACGCGCCGCCTCGCTCTGCCCCGATCGCATCACAGACCGCAGCGTCTCGATTGCTTCGTCGGTCAGTTCGCGGGCGAGTTCGGAGAGGGAGCGCTTGGCTTCGGCAGGCGGCGGCTTTGAGCCGGGTTTGCGTCCAGCGCCAGGGCGGAAACCGCCTCGCTTCGATGCCATGTGATTTTCGCGGTTGATTTCGGCCCGGAATCAAAACGCCCGCAGCATGGGCCGCGGGCGCGAAGCGGGAGTCTTGTAGTGCTGACGGTTATCGGGCATCCGTCAGGGGGTGTCAAGGGGGTGGAAACGCCACGGTCAAGATGACAACGATCGCGAACCACCACGCGACCATCGTCCACACGAAGAACTTCTTGGTCAGGGGCTCTCGCATGTATGCCAAGAAGCGCGTCACCCCGTCCTCCTCTGTCCCGCCAGAAACCGCCGATGCACGGCGTTGAGCGCAACCCTCAGATCCCCGACCATGTGTTGCAGATGGTGGCCGCGAACGAGGAACACGTCGAGGGCCGACATGAGCGGGGCGCGGTTTTCTGTGGATGCGGTCTGGATGCAGTCGCAGACGGCGGACCAGATCTCCCGGGCCATGCGGCAGAACTCGGCGTGACGATCGGGGTCGAACTGCCCTCCCCCCTCGGTGCGGCCTGTCTCCTGGTTGGGGGATTCGATCGCCCTGAGCCATGCCCCGCGCTTGCCGATCCACCACTCGGCTGCATCCCACTGCTCGCGGGAGATATCGCCCCGGAGGCACATGATGCCATGGAGGGTCCCAGCGTTGGGCCTGCCGGCGACGTTGAGGCTGACGACCTCCTCGGGCAATCCGGTGTGGCGCATGCGAGCGGCGATGGCGACGGACTGTGCCTCGCGTTGGGTCATCTCCTCGCGCTCCTTGGTGTGTAGGACGCGGCGGGAGAGGCGTCCGTTGGGCTCGCGGTGGCCGGGCTTGCGCTTCTTGCGGCTCATAGGGCCATCGTCTCCTGCTTGGGAGCGGGAGCGGGCTCGATGAAGAGGTCGGCCTGCTTGGAGGCTTCCTCAATTCGACGACAGGCGATGTCGAAATAGCGGGGCTCGATCTCAATGCCGATGAAGCGGCGGCCAAGCTTCACAGCGGCAACGCCAGTTGTGCCGCTCCCCATGAACGGATCGAGGATCGTGTCGGACGGCAGCGGCAGTTGGCTGATCGCCCACTCCATGACCTCGATCGGCTTCTGCGTCGGGTGTTCCTTGCCGTCCTGCTGCGCTTTCGCCCTCGAATAGCTTATGATACGGGCGGCTGCGTGCTTTGATGACCACGCCATCTCGCAGTCAGCCAGAGAAAACTCCCGCGAGCCCTTATCCCAGATAAGCCACTGCATCGACGGCGGGAGATAATCCGTGAAGTAGTTTCCGCCCCAGATAATTTGATGGTCGCTCACTTCCCGCATCGCATGCATCACGGATGCGGGGGGCCTGTCGCGGTCCCAGTTGCCGCCCTGAATGACGTCTTTGCCCCACTTTGACCTGACGGGATTTTCGTTTGCCCTGATCCCATAAGGCGGGTCTGTCACCACGGCATCGACCTTGCCCAGCGTCGGCAAGATGCTGCGGCAGTCGCCCAGATACAGCGTCACCCGGCCGTCGAGCAGCGTCACAGGCTCAACCATGGTCGGCGTCCCTTTCCTGCCGTTTGGCCTCGTAGATCGCCATGCGGAGGGCATCCGTCTTCCGGATCGTCTCCCGCGAGATCAGCCCGCCGTTGCCGCCCTGCCCGTTCGTGCCGCTGTCGTCGTAGTTGATCGAGGCGACAAGGGCCTCGGCGTGACGGATCAGGTCGGTGAGCTGGTCCGCCATCAGTGCGCCACCCACTCGGCGGGGAAGTGCCAGCCCTGGCCGCGCGCCCCGTGCGAACCGGCCACGACCGGCGGCGGCTTGCCCTTCTCGGCGCGCCAGCGTTCGGCCACCACAGGCCAGCGCTCGTCATCGTCGGGCACCCACAGGGTTGCGCTTCGCGCCGCCGGCCGTGCCTCAAGCAACGGCTCCCACGCCCGTTTTTCGATGAAGGTGGCGAGATGCTTGACCTTCGTCCCGTCCCGGCGCTGCGCTTCCTCGCCGAGCCATGCCGCGTAAAGCCGCAGCCCGTCGAGGCACGCCGCCTTGTCGGGCTCGCTGAGGATGCGCCACCCGGCGCACGCATCGGCCTTCGTCGCGTTCTTGGCCGCTATCGGCCGGTATACCTCCCACAGGGCCTCGAAGGCTTCCGGGTAGACGCGCCGGTCGAAGGCCGCCGGGATTTCGTCCGGGGTGCGCTCAGGTTCCGCCCTTGCCTTCGGCTCGGTTGCGATGGGCTCGCCATCGCCCCCCTCGCTCGTCGAGGGGGGGTTGTTGTTTCTTCCTTCCTCTCCCTCTTCCCTCCTTCCTCCTTCATCCTCCCTCTGGCGCGTTTGTTCGGAACTAGTTCCGGCCGTGTTCGGAACAACGTCGTCTTCATCGTCGTCAGAAGGCCGTCCAGTTCCGGCGCGCGGGCGCTTGCCGTCAGCATCAAAGCCCAAAAAGGTAATATCAGACGGCATTGGGTGGACCGCCTTAGGCCTCTTCGGGCGCTGCCAGCGGACGAAGTTCCGAACTGCCCCATAGTGTTTTCCCCCGGCGGCGAACCGCTGGATCATGCCGGACTGCTCAATTGCAGTGAGCGTGGCCTCGATTTCACCCGGCGTCAGGGCAGAGGCCGGTTTGAGCCGCATCTTGATCGTGACGGGCTTCCACTCGAAGACGCCGTTGTCGTCGGCCTCGTTGAGCAATCCGATGTAGAGCAGCCCCGCGGCGTCGGGCAGCGTGGCGAAGGCCTCGTCAGTCCACAGGCCGGGATGGATCGACCGTATGCGGCTCATTCTGACCTCGCTTTGGCCAGGCGCTCTTCGTGGCGCCGGATGCCGAACAGGATCGTGCTGTGGTGCCGATTGCCGAGAGCGCGCCCGATCATCGGCAGGCTGGCCGTCGTCTCCTGGCGGCATCGCCACATCGCTTCGTCGCGGGCGACACAAAGCCGCTCGTGCCGGCGGTCGCTCCGAAGGTCGAGAAGCGAAACCCCATGCGTCGCGGCGACCTCTTCGCAGATCGCGCGCATTGACTTCGGCTGGGGCGCCGGGGCTTCGTATGAGAACTCGACCCCGTAGGGCGAGACGATGACAGGCGGCATCGCTTCCATGCTTCCTCCCTTCGGCGTGTAGAAGGCGACGGCGGAGCGGGTCATCATGCGTGCGCCGCCTCCCGCTGCCGCCGGGTCTGGACGGGCTGATAGGCCAGCTGTGCGTGCCAGTCGCAGTACGACCGGCCCGGAGCCGCCTTGGCGCCGCAGTAGCCGAAGTCGGCATGCCGCGGGTCGCCGAGCGGGAAGCGGCAATCGCCGAACTTGAGGTCCATGAGCGACACCATGCGCGCGACGGGCGGCGTGGGCGGCTCGATGACGGGCGTCGGCGGCACCGGGACTTCGGACTGAAACCGAGAGCCGAAGCCGAGGCTGTAGTTGCGCTCGACCGGGCGCGGCGGCTTGCGGATGGTCTGCTTGTGCGACTTCGGGCGGTCAGCCTTGGGCGGCCTGCCCTGCCCCTGCCGGCCGATACGCGGCCGCTCGCCCCACTTCCCGCGGTGCGCCTTGCCGATGATGGCGTTGCGGGTCAGTCCGCCGCCGATGTCCGCAGCGATGTCCCGCGCCGACATGTGCCCGCCGCGCCAGAGAGCTTCGGCGCGGGTCAGGCGCTCTTCCGTCCAGCCGGTCATGCGTGCCTCCGGGCGAGCGCGGAACGGCCGGGCAGAGGGTCGCCGAACACGACGCCGGTCAGGTTGCGCGTGTCGGGCGGGATTTCCGCCAGCCGGGCCGCGAACGTGTCGTGGTCGACCTTCCCGGATCGGGCCTCGGCGTGCATATTGTGCCGGGCAGCCACGACGCCCGGATCGCCCTTCGCCTCACGCTTCTTCGCGGCGCACGCCTCGCGCCAAGTCGGGTCGAGCGCGCGGCGGATACCGTCCCCGCTTTTGCAGCCGCACTGCTTGGCGACCGTGTGCCAGTGCCACATGCCGCCGCGCGCCTCGGCAATGATGTGCCGCGCCTTGGCTACGGCTTCGGCCCTCTCGCTCTCCGAAAACTCAGACCACCTCCGCAGTTCCGTCACGCTGCCCTCCCCTGATGTTCCGGCATCCGCAGCGGCTCGCCGCAGTCGCGGCAGAGCGGCGTGATGCTCCACGGCTTCTCTAGGTGTTCCCAGCCCGCTTCCGCGTGTTCCTGGGTGCACGACGGGCAGACGGCGGAACCCCTGGCGAGACACGTCGCGATGCGCGAGCGGCGCGCGCTGACAGCGCTGTCGTCGGGCCACGCGCTCATGCTGCCACCGCCATGGCCACGGGGCGGGCGGGCTCGACCCGTCCGATGGCGCCCCACTCCCGAAGGATGCGCTCGACTTCCTCGGGGCGGGCGACGACGTGCCAGCGGACCTCACCCCCGTCGATGATCTCGCGGGCCTTGGTGACGGCCTCGGCGCGTTCCTCGGGGGATAGCTGGGACCACATGCGGAGGTCGGTCATAGGGCCATCGTCTCCTGCTTGGGCTGGGGTGCGGGGTCGATGAAGAGGTCGGCCTGCTTTGACGCCTCTTCGATCCGGCGGCAGGCTATGTCGAAATAGCGGGGCTCGATCTCGATGCCGATGAAGCGACGGCCCAGCTTCACGGCGGCTACGCCAGTGGTGCCAGAACCCATGAAGGGGTCGAGAATGGTTTCACGTGGGGCCGTGAACAGCCGTACCCAGTCGCCAAGCAGTGCCAGCGGCTTCTCGGTCGGGTGGTTGCCGTGCACCTTGGGGATCGTCCACACGGCATGCCCGCCGCCGCCGTTCCATGTTTTGCGGCCCGGCCGGTGCAATATCGCAACCGACTCCCACCCCGTGGCGGGCCGGTCGCCGGTGTATTGCGGCATTCCGTTCGGCTTGACCCACACGCCGGCACGAATGAACAGATCCGGCAAGCGCCGCTCAGCCTCTGCCGCATGCCTCCAATCGCAGGTCAGGACAACCCAGCGCCGGGCTGTCGAGCAGAAGGCGCGGCACAGGCTTACAAAGTCGTCATCCGTGATGCTGGCGAAGTCGATGAGGATTTCATTGCCGCCGCCCGTTCGAGCTCCCGCATGGGTCTTCTCGGCGTAGGGCGGATCGGTGATGACGCAATCAACGTCCGCCAAGGTCGAAAGCAGTGGGCGGCAATCCCCGCAGTAGAGCGTTACCCGCCCGTCAAGCAGAACCACAGGATCGGTCATGCTGCCACCGCCATGGCCACGGGACGGGCGGGCTCGACCATCACGGTGCAGCGCCGGCCCTGCCCGGCCCACACGACGTGGCCCTCGACACAGCGGGAGTCGTCCTCGACCAGCCCTTGCTCGACCAGCAAGTCCTCAACGGCCTTCGGCAAGTTGAAGATGTCCCTCTTCCGGTTGTCGGGGCGCTCGACGTAGAGCCACAGCACATAGTCGCCATCGACCCTGGACGGGCGCTGGGCGGCAATCTCTGCCTTCGCCGCCTGTATCCACGTCAGGTAGCGCTTTGAGCGCACACGGCCGACCTTGGGGACGTTGACGTAGAGGTTGTTCAGCGAGGGGGGGCGGGGCAACTCGAGTCGCATCATGCTGCGTCTCCGAACATGGTTTCCTGCACAGGCTTGGGAGCGGGCTCGATGAAGAGGTCGGCCTGCTTGGAGGCTTCCTCAATTCGACGGCA